GCTAACACAGCGTTTAATTGGGCCTGATCGGTAATCGTGACGGTGATAGGAAACATGGGCTTTTTTCTCTCGGGTGTGGGGTGTTCCGTTCCGATGTGTTGTCCGTTGTCACCACAGCGCATCGCCGTCTTGCTCCAGTGCGTCACGCACCTCTTCGTAGTCTTCTAGCAAGCCTTTAAGACGCGATAACAACTCCCTTTCCACAGGCGTAAAACGCTCCACGGCTTGCCTGGTTGTTAGGTCATTCACAAGTTCGCTATCGCTCATCGAACGCATGAATATTTCTGTCGGCATGGGAGGCGACATATAAAAACTCCTTCCAGAAAAACGTTCGGGATTAGTGTTTAATCAATAACGATGAAAGCGTTTTAGCGGCTTCGTAGTGCGCGCGGCGAACGCGGTAATTGGCGATGCGTAGTGCATTGGGCATTGCTCGGGTATCGCGCAAAATGCAGCTGGCTAACCCAGGGTGTGCGTAGTCATTGCAACGCGCTGTGTGTTGTTCTTTCGGTGTGCGATAGCGGTTCATCGGTGGGTTTTTCCTGTGTCAAATCACGCCGCACGTGGCGGGCTGGGATGCGTGTTGTTTCGCATTGATTTGCGGTGGATGGCTGTGACGGCAATAACGGCTGGGAACCCAAAGCGCCGGTAGGCGTCAGACTTCGCCTCAACAGTTTTCTGAAACAGGCCGGTGTAGGTGTACACACCCTGCTTGGTGCGTGCGGTGATGGCGCAAGGAATCATGCGTATTCCTCCTGCATGACATCGGCGGTGCACCGTTGCTCAATCCATTCTTTCTGGTGGGGTTTAGCGCGTTCTGCTTTGCTGTGGGGGCGTTGGAATCTTGGAGGCCAACCCCTCGGGGCGTTTATGATGGAAGTCCCAACAACCATCAAACCCCAAGGGGCCAGCCATGACTGAGAAGCGGATTTCGGATGAACAGGATTTTGAGAAAAGGTCAGGCGTTCCCGTACGCGGACCAACGCAGCCCCCCCCAGCGCCCATACCCCAGCCACCACCGGCAGAAAAACAGTGAGGAACTCATGAACACAGCAGCGCCAGAAGCACGCACTAAATATGAAGCTGAGTTTGATTTGGCGTATCACGTTCGCTTGTACGAACGGCATATCCGGTTTTATTGCAGGCTCCGCAAGCTGTTTGTTTTTTCCAGTGTCCTTGCTGGAACGGTTGCGATTGGTAATGTTGTGAGTGGATTGCCTTGGTTGGTTTCGCTGCTGAGTGTGGTTGTTGCGGTGGCTGGATTGGCTGATCTTGTCTTTGATTTGAGCAATCAGACTGTTGCGTATGAACATCAACGTCGTAAATGCGTGGAGCTTCAGGTGGAGCAGTCGGTATTGACGTTGGAGGAGCTTGATAGCCAGATGCGGAAAATTCTTATAGATGCCCCACCAGAAATTGAGGCACTCAGGATGCCTTCTTACAATGATGTTCTTCGCACACTCGGCCATGTTGCACGTGTGCAACCGCTTACACGTGTTGAGCGCGTGTTGGATAAAATTGCCTGAATCCTTTTTATGCGGTTGCAGGCGTGGGTCGCTGTAGCTGCTATATCCAATGCCAGTCATGACTCACCTGCCTTTGGTGTAGCAATGGCGTCAGTACGCATCTGGCCACGGACAGCGCGGACGGGATACTTATCCGAACGCGATGCTACAAAGCTGTAATGGACACCGAATTTAAAGACCGTTGCTCTTTCTTTCGGTTCTTGTTCGCACGGGGTGCAGGTCCATAACAACAGGCCCGAGTCCCCCCAATACCAATATCCCTCCAGTAGCCCAATAGTTTTCAGCTCTTTAAGTTCAGGTACGCGCCAATCGTCATAACCGCCGATCTTTAATTGGCAACATTCCTTTACCGCAACACAATCAGGGCCGTATTCATTCGAGCTTGGGCCGACATACCCAGCCAACCACTCAAGCCCTTTATGCTCATCACGCGTAATGATGTGCTTGCCGTGTTCGTCGTAGATTTTGGTGAACCTAACGCCCTCTGGGGTGGGGGCGTTTTCGAGGGGTGCGGTGCTCATGCGGCCACCTCATCGCTATCGGTGTGCGCGCCGCTAACGGCGTGGCATGACATAAAAACGGCATCTTTGTAAGCGGCACGGACTTGCTCATATTGCGGATGGCTACTATCCACAATGAAGTAATGGCAACTCCTGTCTTCGCTATCAAAGCGAACGACGAAGCAAGAACACACCAAACTGCTAAACAGTGGCAACGGGTCACTAAGGGCGCTTACTTTGATTGCCGAATTAGGATCGCGTGGTGATACCAAGGAGTAGATAGCGCGTTGCAACTCCGCGCCTTTCTCGTCCCGAATGCCGTTCCAATAAAACAACGGCGCTTTTTGAGTCCCTGATAAGGCCTGGTTAGCCCGAGGCTGGGCTTGCTCGCTAACGTTTAATGTCATTTCACTATCTCCTTGCCCCTGCCGCCGGTTGCGGGTGTCGTGGGGCGATGGGGAGATATTACCTAAAGGGTTATTACCTTTCAATAACCTTTTAGGTAATTATCGATTAAATTTTCTACGTTGCACGAAGGCTGCTTGTTTAAGGCGAAAAAAAAAACCCCGCCAGCGCGGGGTTGATGTTTTTAAGGGTTATGAGCCGTTTAACGGCAACTGATGGTCACGGCTGCTTAGCAGCCTGCGGCGGTGGCTGCAATGCTTGAGCAGGAACCTGAATGATGATCGGAGCGGACTGAGCCGGTAACGCTTGATAACTCCCCTTGATGGTGCTGACCACGAAGCCGCCAACACCAAGAATGCCTGCGAAAAGGGCTAATACCGTGGCGAGCATCCATGTCCGGTTTTCTTTTTGAGCCTTCTCGAAATCAGCACGCAACTCACCCGCCGACTTGTTTAAGTCTGCCCGCAATTCACCGGCTGACTTGTTTAAGTCGGCCAGCAGTTCACCTGCCGACTTATTTAAGTCAGCCCGCAAGCTTTCAACATCGGCCTTGGTGGCAAGTGTGGGGATGATGGTTTCAAGTTGAACTATACGTGCTTCCATGCTGGCATCATGGGACAGATTGCCGTCGCCCGCAAGTGATGGACTTTCCCGCGTCAAATACGGAATTTTCTGCTTCCTTCCGCAGCACCATGCTTCATACCCTTTTTAATGCGAGCTATCTCGCGTGAATTTCCTTCCTGAATTTCGACAACTTCAGAGGCAAGATCAAGAACCATCCTCCCCACCTTAGAGGACTCTGAGCGTTTTCCATAAGGAATTTCCAGACTCTTTCGTTTCATTTCAAGCACAACAGAGGAGTACATGGTGATCTTTCCTCATCGCAAGTTATGCATTCCCCCACTTCAACCACTGAGCCGTAACACGCTTGAACCAGGGCAGTTTGCGCGATGGGTGGTCCTTTAAATGGGCGTAAGATCGCGTCACCTGGTTTTCACACAAAATATCCAAGGCAACAAAGATAGGCGGCTCATCGCTTTCTATCTCCAGACGCTGTGCAGTCCAGGCAGAAACTTGTTCTTGCGTTGAGTCTGGGTGCTTAACGATGTCGGACTCAAGTTGAGAAAAGCGGCGGCGTAGGTCGCTATGGATACGGGCCATCTGTGCCGTTCCAGCCACCAGATTAATACTGGTGGCGATGGTAACAGTGACTGCTCCAGCAATAGCCATCCACTGTGGCGCGTATTGGCCCAGAGAAGCAATCACTGCGGAACCACTCAATAGCCCTATAACAGAATTCAGCTTGTCGCAGCGGTCAAAGAATGCCATACGGCAGGAGTGGTAGCGCTGTGACTTCTGGACTCCCCACAGGAGTTCCCATCGCATGGTATGCAATTCAGCGTTGTTGGCGTCCATGCCCAACAGCATAGCACTACCGTGTTGGAGGCGGCGGGGGTGGTTGGTGATTGGGCGAATCGCGTACAGGTAGCTCCCGAGTTCTTCGAGGAGGAGGTGGCGGCGAAGCGGGTTGATTGGGTTTATTGCTCAAAATCTTTTCGTCCTTTTCCTATATAAGGTTTATGGGGTTCTACAATCCTCCGCTGCCTCCCCTGTCAATCACGCGGCCAAGCACTTGAACCGTTTCCATCTCGTTAGGTGGTACGATCTCGTCCTTGTAAATACGATGGCCTTCAGAGTCCTTGTTTTGGTTGTCGCTAACAATGCGTAAACCGTTGTTACGCAAGGTGTAGAGTCGTTTGACCTTTGCTTCACCACCAATGGCGATGGCATACACTTTCCCATCGCGAATACGGGTGTCAGCGAAGTTCACCATGACTCGGTCGTTATCAAACAGGGTGCGCTCCATGCTGTCGCCGTGTACGCGCATCAGCTTCACATCTTTTGGATTGATGTGTGCGTGCCTGAGCCAGGGCAGGGGGAAGGGCATTCGGAACTTTGTTTCAATGAACTCAGGAATTAGGACGCCGTTACCAGCGGAGAGCATCACATCGACTTCATCAACAAGTACGTTGGCTTCTGGATCCAACTTCTCATCGTCATCAATTGCTTGAAATTCATATGTATCAAGTTTGATGTGCTGGCCTGCGGGGTGTGGTGCATCAACACTTGGGAGCCTATCAAGGTAAGCGTTAGGTAACCCGAGTTCTGCTTCAATGGCGCGTGCCAGCTTATGACCGATACCCTTTGGGTTGGTTTCGGAAATCCATTGGCTCACTTGGGCTTGCGACCAACGACCAGCCCCACGCCTTCGTGAGAATTCGACTGGCCCACCAGCGGCGGCAACCAGTTGCTTAATGTGGAAAGTGCGTGCGGATAATGCATCCATAATCTCTATGATCCCATTTATTACCAGGAAGGTAAATTATCGAAAGGGTATTGCTTGTTAATAACCCTTTAGGTAATGTTTCGGCATGGACCTGCTCGACTACATCAAACTCAATGGCGGTAGCGGCAAAATCAACTGCCCTGTGCTCGTGCAATTAGCTACAAGAGCTGTATGCAGCCATAAAACCCTTTACATGATTGCCCTCGGCCACAAGAGAGCGGGCCATCAGTTAGTTAAGTCACTTGAACGTGTCACCAACGGTGCCGTTAGCCGCTACCAACTCCGCCCCGACATCTTCGGCGCTCCCCCCACAGGCCACAGGCAGGAGGTGTCCGATGCGGCGTGAAGGATTTCTCGATCTATCTGATTCCAGCCTGGAACCTTCGTTAGGAGGGAGCAACCTGCTCATTGTGAGAGTCCCATTCGCTGGTCCTCCCAGCGTACCGACATTCTTTTGGACGGAAATATCCGGACCGGAGAATAAAAAGTTGGCGTATATCAAGTTTGAGCGGCGGCTTTTCATAAGGTCGGAATCACTGTTTGTAGCCACCGAATGGCGTCCGGCAGATTCCGGAGACTTGCCTCCAGAACCTTTTCTGCGATTTTCTGGATACCAGAAGCAGGGGTGCGCTGGATCAAGAACCGACACCTTAACGCCAATGGTAGGTACGGGCGTCTTGTGCACATGTGGATGCAAACCCACGAAGCGCAATGCCCCCCTGTCTATGGACGAACTCCGCATCAAGGAATATGAGGCCAAAGCCGAACTGCTGCGGTTGAAAGCAGCAGCAACGGACGATCCCTTACTTAAAGAGCGTCTTTTAGCGCAGTCCAGCCTTGCATCTCTTGGCGCAAAGCAAATTGCAAATCTTTGTAACTCATTCAAACGGTGTGACGTTTGATGCGCTGTATTCGATCTTTTCAATGACATTGAATAACCCTTGGTAATGAATCTATGTATGCCGATCCGACCCACATTCGTAGTCACCCGGTGAAGGTGCGTTTTAACGATGCCGAACGCGATTTAATCAATGCGTTGGCTCAGTACAACGGGATGCAACCGGCGGCGTTAGTTCGTGAACTGGCGTTATCGGTAGTAACTGCTGCGGTAAAGAATGATAAGCGGCAAGCAGACGCAGCTTGAAGTGCCTAACCAGGCCCTTTGGAGGCCCTGTGGAAATTGATCTAAGCCCTGCTGATCGAAAAATGTTTGAGCAATACACACAAATCTATGGACTGGCTTGCGTTGATGAAGCGGTAGAACACGCTGCAAAACAAGCACTAAAGGACGCTTATCTGCTACGGGCCAAGAATGGGCATTCGCCTCTTGAAGAAGGCGTGGTGATTTATTTGAAGGGACTTAAAAAGCCCTTAAGGAATCAAGAATGAAAGCAAGCGGTGACACCGTGAGCTTGACCACTGCCCATCGCTGCGGTACCGTCGCTGGTAAGGAGTGTAAGAACTCTGGAAACAGCGGTACCCGCACTCGTCAGATCGCGGTTTTTTTACGCCTGCACGTTTTACGTCGGGAGGGCGGCAGCCATACAACACCCGCAAGGGGAAAGCTGCCCGCCGTCTGTTTCCGGTTTCTTACCCTCCCGACATTCTCAGGGCGGCGCGTAAGAACGTCCCCTGAGATCACATCTCACGAAACAGGAGACGTTTTATGACGCAGTTACCTGCTGCCGTGTGTTTTTCCGGCAAATCCCTTTCCATTATCGACCGTGATGGTGTTCCTCACCTAAGCGCACGCGATCTAGCCCACGCTTTGGGCTACAAAGACACCGTGAGCTTGACCACTGCCCATCGCTGCGGTACCGTCGCTGGTAAGGAGATCAAAAACTCCGGAAACAGCGGTACCCGCATCCGAAAACCATGCGGTTTTTTTACGCCTGAACGTTTTTACGTCGGGAGGGCGGCAGCGATACAAGACCCTTTGGGGAAAGCTGCCCGCCGTCTGTTTCCGGTTTTTGACCTCCCGACACCTACGGGTGCGGCGCGCAAAAACGTCTCCCCGTGGTCATCTCACGAAACAGGAGACGTTTTATGACGCAGTTACCTGCTGCCGTGTGTTTTTCCGGCAAATCCCTTTCCATTATCGACCGTGATGGTGTTCCTCACCTAAGCGCACGCGATCTAGCCCACGCTTTGGGTTACAAAGACACCGTGAGCTTGACCACTGCCCATCGCTGCGGTACCGTCGCTGGTAAGGAGTGTAAGAACTCCGTAGCTAGCGGTACCCGCATCCGAAACCCATGCGGTTTTTTTACGCCTGCACGTTTTTACGTCGGGAGGGCGGCAGCCATACAACACCCTGTAAAGGGGAAAGCTGCCCGCCGTCTAGCTACGGTTTCTTACCCTCCCGACATTCTCAGGGCGGCGCGTAAGAACGTCCCCCTGGGGCTTAAACCTCAGCTAGGAGACGTTTTATGACGCAGTTACCCTCTGCCGTGTGTTTTTCCGGCAAATCCCTTTCCATTATCGACCGTGACGGTGTTCCTCACCTAAGCGCACGCGATCTAGCCCACGCTTTGGGTTACAAAGACACCGTGAGCTTGACCACTGCCCACCGCTGCGGTACTGTCTTCGGTAAGGAGCCTAAGAACTCCGGAAGTAGCGGTAACCGCACCCGAAACCCATGCGGTTTTTTTACGCCTGCACGTTTTTACGTCGGGAGGGCGGCAGCTATACAACACCCGCAAGGGGAAAGCTGCCCGCCGTCTACTTCCGGTTTCTTAGCCTCCCGACACCCACAGGTGCGGCGCCTAAGAACGTCTCCCCTGTGGTCATCCCATGAAGTAGGAGACGTTTTATGACGCAGTTACCTGCTGCCGTGTGTTTTTCCGGCAAATCCCTTTCCATTATCGACCGTGATGGTGTTCCTCACCTAAGCGCACGCGATCTAGCCCACGCTTTGGGTTACAAAGACACCGTGAGCTTGACCACTGCCCATCGCTGCGGTACCGTCGCTGGTAAGGAGCCTAAGAACTCCGGACAAAGCGGTACCCGCACCCGAAACCCATGCGGTTTTTTTACGCCTGCACGTTTTACGTCGGGAGGGCGGCAGCGATACAAGACCCTTTGGGGAAAGCTGCCCGCCGTCTTTGTCCGGTTTCTTAGCCTCCCGACACCCACAGGTGCGGCGCCTAGGAACGTCTCCCTGTGGTCACCTCTCATGACAAAGGAGACGTTTTTATGACGCAGTTACCTGCTGCCGTGTGTTTTTCCGGCAAATCCCTTCCCACTATTGATCGTGATGGTGTTCCTCACCTGACGGCTGCCGATCTGGCCCGCGCTTTGGGCTACAAAGACACCGTGAGCTTGACCACTGTACGCCGCTGCGGTACCGTCGCTAGTAAGGAGATCAAAAACTCCGGAAGTAGCGGTAACCGCACCCGAAACCCATGCGGTTTTTTTACGCCTGCACGTTTTTACGTCGGGAGGGCGGCAGCCATACAACACCCTGTAAAGGGGAAAGCTGCCCGCCGTCTACTTCCGGTTTTTGACCTCCCGACACCTACGGGTGCGGCGCGCAAAAACGTCTCCCCGTGGTCATCCCATGAAGTAGGAGACGTTTTATGACGCGGTCCATTATTCCGTTCGATTTTCATTCCCACGTTGTGCGCGTTGTGATGCGCGATGGCAATCCGTGGTTTGTTGCTACCGATGTTGCTGTAGCGCTCGGCTACCGCGATGCGGCTAATGCAGCACGCCACGTTGGTGCACATCAGAAGGGTACTCACATTGTGAGTACCATCAAAGGAAATCAATCACTTACGATCGTTTCCGAAGGGGGCTTATACCGCCTTGTCCTACGGAGCCGTAGGGCAGAGGCTGTTGCCTTCTCGGATTGGGTGACGGATGAAGTCCTGCCCTCAATCCGCAAGACGGGCAGCTACTCGGCTTCGCACCCTCCTGTTGTCACTTTGACAGAAGAAGAGGCATTCAACCTGTACGCACTGCTGAGGATGGTCGCGGGGCATTTGTCACGGGAACGCATCGAACCGATTGAACAAGCCTTACATCTGATTCGCTCACCGTTAGCCGGTGCGGTCAGCGATCTGTGGCGGGAGGTGGGGCCGCGTGCTAAGCGCATGGAGAATCTCGCTGGGCGTTGCCGCAGTGCCTTCTACCGTTTGCGCTAACACCTGCGGCTGTCTGGCTGGCCGTACTCCTTAATTAGTAAGGAGCCACTTCCGAATCTTTAAACCACCCCCGCAGTTAAAAAGGGCGGGCTGAGGGGGTGGCCTCAACTCGCCCAAAACAAAGGTGAAACTCCTATGAGAGATTCTATCACGGTTCTAAAACACCCCGTAAATACCCTCGCCAAAACATGGCGCGCTGATGGCTCGGTGAAAGCCTACGACAACGCCAAGTTCTTCCAGGTGGAGCAACGAGCGCTCAACAATAGCCGCGAGCTGTCAGCACTTCTCACGGAGCTGGAGCAGAACCCGCATGCCTGCGTGATTCGCGGGGCGTATGTGGGCGATGCCAAAGCCGCTGCGCTTGATACTGAGTTCCAGAAAGGAAAAGTACGGCGCATTGCCGAGCTGTACGAGGATATCCCGCATCACTGGATGCTCGTTGAGATTGATAATTTCGATCCGGTGCGCCGCGATCCGGTGGCTGATCCGGTAGGGAGCATCGGCGAGTTCCTCCACGCACATCTTCCCTTTGGCTTCTACGGCGCAGATTACCATTGGCAGTTATCCAGTAGCGCGGGGCGTCCTGAGTGCGCAGGGAAGCTAAAAGCCCATGTGTGGTTTTGGCTACATAAGCCGTACACCAGCGCACAGCTCAAAGCCTGGGCCGCTGTCTGCGCTCCAGGGCTGGATGCTTCTGTATTTAATACGGTGCAAATCCACTACACCGCCGCCCCTGTATTTGAAGCCGGTGTGGCCGATCCAGTTCCAGTGCGCAGCGGCTTTGTGAAAGGCTTTCTTGAGGATTCTGTATTGCTGGAGATTGATGCGGCGATCCTGGAAAGCGCCAAGACTGAAGGTAAACCCAGCCGCCAACACAAGCTCATGGCCGCTGCTGCCAACGACCCTGTGGCCGTGCGCCTTGAAGAACGCGGGTTTATCTTATCGACCGGTAAGGCCGGTGAACTCTTTATCGAATGCCCCTTGGCTAAGCAGCATACGCAAGCCTCTAGCCCCACATCCACGGTGTATTACCCAGCGCATACCGGAGGTTATGCCAATGGCGCGTTTGTATGCCAGCACGCCCACTGTCGCGGGGTGCCGCAATCGGCGTTTCTACATGAAATAGGAGTCTATTCCGATGAGGAAATGCTAGCCATGTTCGAGGACCTCACGGACGAGCCTGCTACGCTTGCCGTTGAACGGCACGACGTGCCCGAAGCGCTGTATCTAACCACTGACACAGCGAACGCAGTGCGGATTGCCAAGCACTACGGCAAACGGCTGATGGTGTCTGCTGAGCGCTGGTTCGTCTGGGAAGGCACCCACTGGGCGCATGGTATGGATGCGGCGCGCCTGTTGGCGTTAAAACTCTCCAAAATCATTCGCGGCGAAGTGGAGCAATGGCGCACCAAGCGAGCGGACACGGAGAAGGAAAAAAGCAAAAACGCAAAGATCGCCGCTGCGCTGGAGGCATGGGGTAAGAAGTCGGAAATGCGCAGCACTGTAGAGGCGGCGATGGCGCTGGCCAAAAGTATGTTGGTTGTGAAAGCGGAACGGCTGGACACGGACCCTTGGTTGTTGAACTGCGCCAATGGCACTGTGGACCTGCGTACCGGAACGCTTAAAGCGCATCGCCCCGAGGATTACATTACGCGGGTTGTCCCCGTTAACTACACACCCGATGCCGCTGCACCTGTCTTTAAAAAGACACTGGCGCGCATTACGTGCGAAGAAGGGCAGGCCCAGCAGCCGCTCAGTGACTTTCTGCAACGCTGGTTCGGCTACTGCGCCACCGGCTCGGTACGTGAGCATAAGCTGGCGGTGATGTACGGGATGGGCCGTAACGGGAAAAGTACGCTACTGGACCTGATCTCAGGGATTCTTGGCAGTTATGCAGGTGTGGCCGCCCCTGGGCTGCTGATGGACGGAGGCCACGACAGGCACCCAACCGAAATTGCCGATCTGGCGGGACGGCGCATGATGACGGTGAATGAAACCAGCGAAGGTGGCATCTTGCGCGAAGGCTTCGTAAAGCAGGCCACCGGAGGGGATTCACTCAAGGCCCGTCATATGCGTAGTGACTTCTTCGAGTTCCAGCCCACGCACAAGCTGCAATTACTCACTAACCATAAGCCTGTCATCAAGGGGCAGGACGTGGGCATCTGGAGTCGCCTGATGCTCATTCCGTTTAAAGCGCGCTTCGGCACCGCTGAAGAAATTGAGGCGGGGGCCGCCCAATACCCCATAGACCATAAAATCACTGAGAAGCTGGCCGCTGAACGAGAAGGGGTGTTGGCCTGGCTCGTGGCAGGGGCTGTGGAGTGGTGCAAGAACGGGCTGAACCCTCCGGAGATTGTGAGGGACGCTTCAAAGGACTACCAGACGGAGCAGGACCGCATTGCCCAGTTCATTGAGGAAGAATGCGTATTAGGGATGGAACACGAGGAGAAACTAACCGCTCCGATGGGCGGTGGGTTATACCCCGCGTATACGCAATGGTGCAAAGACAGCGGTGTTTACCCACTGTCCAAAACCCGTTTTCTTGGCGAGCTGGAACGGTGCGTGCCGAAATTCAGGAAAAAGCATATATACGAAACCCCTGAGGGGGGAAAGCGCCGGATGTTTCTAGCTATTCAAGGTATCGCGTTGGCGGACGCTGACCTGTAACGAAAAGTAGTGCAGCGCCCTCTGCATCTCGCAAATGGCTGTTGGCGGGGTGCAGAGGGCGTTGTTCGTTTTTGGGGTGGCGAATCTGCAAACGCTGCGGGTTTGATGAAATCCGCAAAATTTTACGCGTTAATTCTCCTCTATCCGCACTACCTGCACTGTTTCTGCCTATGTTTTTCTATTATCCGTCCCAACTCATTGTATAAAAAATATACAGCATATATAGAGAGAAATAGGAAATTGGCCTAAATAACAGTGCAGGTAGTGCGCACCCCTAATTGCCACCCCACCCCCGCACCGTACATCTAGCCACTGCCACCCCGACGGGAGCAGAGCGCCGCCGTCTCTCCAAACAATCTTCTTTATAATCAATGAGTTATACTAGTCCCCATGCTTTTTTGTGATGGGTTAGTGTCCAATGCAAACAACATGCCTGCTGCAACGCTCCAATCCGCCTCGCTTGCTGGCGCGTTTCCCTTTGGGTGGGAAGCCCTACGTTGCGGGATGTGGGGATACTGTAGGGGTTGGGGTGAGGCCCACCGTCGCTACAGAGTTGCCTGCCAGTGTGCAGGAGTTGGCTGATGTCATCGGACGGAAGCAAGCGTTAACCCTGATTGGTCAGTTGCCGCGTACGTATCCCAAAGGCCGCCGCAGCGGCAAGGTGATTTTGTATGTTCCTAAGGCTTTATCGCCCCATCACCGGCTGGTATCCATTTTGGGATGGGAGGATGCGCAAAAGCTGGTGGATGTTTTCGGCGGGGAGATTTTGCAGCCAGCCAATTGCAATTACATTGCCCGCCATGCGCGGGATTGTGCTGTTGTGGAGCTTTTGTGTAGTGGCGTGCCCTTTGATGTCATTGCCAAGATATTTGGGATCAGTGTTAGGCACGTCAGGAATTTCGCTGCCGGTATTTCATCGCACCCGCCACGGAAAACCTGTCACAGGACGTATGCCCAGGATACACGCAGGATGAGCGGCAATGAATGTCTCCGGGACGTGTCATGCAGACCATTGGTGAAGAAGGCATTGCACTGATTAAGTTTTTTGAGGGTTGCAAGCTGAGCTCGTATACCTGTCCTGGGGGTGTGTTGACGATTGGCTATGGTGAGACGGGCAAGCACGTTACGCCTGATATGTGTCTTGCCAATGAGCAGGAAGCGGATGCGCGGTTACGTGCTCGATTGGCCAAGGAGTTTGAACCGGCGGTGCGGCGTTATGTGCGTGTGCCACTCAAGCAACATCAATTTGATGCGTTGGTATCGCTGAGCTTCAACATTGGTGCGGGCGCGTTCCACCGCTCGACGCTGTTACGCAAGCTTAATGCCGGTGATATTGCTGGTGCGGCGCAGCAGTTTCATGTGTGGAAATGGGCGGGCGGTCGTGTGCAGTCTGGCTTAATCATCAGGCGTGCCGCCGAACGTGCATTGTTTGAAGGCAGTGACTGGCGTGCTGAAGAGAAGCAACGGCGTGCCGCTTTAAAGGGTCGCCGTGATTGATCCCTCGGCCATGATGTCCTGGTGGAAAGAAGCGTTCTACACGTGCCTTGCGATGGTGGCTGGGGTACTCGGCTACTTAATGCGCACGCTCGACAACGGCGAGAAACCGACCTGGGCGCGTGTGCTGATCGAAGCCAGTGCGGCGGGGCTTGTGGGGCTGTTTGCGATGTGGGTATGTGAGTCGCTGGAGTTAAGCCAGCAACTGACGGCAGTCACAGTGGGGGTGTTTGGTTGGCTTGGGGCCTCTGCCAGTTTGGACCTAATTCAAAGCTTTATTGTCCCCAAAGTGGGGGGCGGGAGAAGGAGTTCGGATGATCGTTAATACACTGCGCCGTGTGGGGCGAGGTTTGCCCAGTGTGCGGCTGTTGGTTGAGTACATGATGATTGGTGCGTTGGTGGCGTTGGTGGCACATGCAGTGCTGGCCTGGTCCGAGCGCAGTCAATTAGCGCAACGTGCGGCGCAGCTGGAAGGCCAGTTAGCGACGGTGGAAAGCACGTTGGATGCGCAGGTTGCGATGAATCGTGATCAAGATGCGGCGATTGCGCGGCTACGTGCGTTACGGGAGATCGACAGGCAGGCGATTGCGGGGCTGCATACGGATTTGAATCGGATCACGGTGCGCGACCGTGTGTTACGTCAACGCATCATACATTTGGAGCAACACCACGATGAGGCGAAAGCTTTTTTGGATATGGATGTGCCTGACGTGCTTGGGTGCTTGCTCGACGGGGGTTCCTGTCAAGCCAGTTATCGTCACGCAGACCCGCGTTGAGGTGATTGCACCGCCGCAGGGTTTGTTGCAGCCGTGTGAGGAGCCGCCATTGCCGCGTGTAGAGACAGTCCGCGACTTACTGAGCCAGACGCTGGCATGGCGTTTGGCGTATGAGCAGTGTGCGGCGCAAGTGCGCTGTGTTGCGGCATGGGGACAGGCGGCTAGGGCAGGGCAGCTGTGGTCACCGCAGGGCTGCGGAATGGAAGACAGCGATACCTCACCGTGACCATGGCACAATGGCATCTGATGGCTATAGAAGCGTCAAATGAGCGAATTTAGCTGCAATTTGACAGATTTTCACGGGTCCTTCCTGATGTGGGAGGCCTGCGGGGTCGAAACTCCGCGGGGCTTCCATTGTGCGTGGTGTTTTGATTCTCACTTGTTGTTTATATCGACCGATGGTTTTACAGAAACAGCAAGGAAAACAGGTTAATCGTGCAGGCCTTTCGGAGATATTCGGTGTAGCGTTGCCGACGGTTGATCAATGGGCACGTAACGGCTGCCCAGTCGTGAAACGCGGTGGACGTGGGCGGGAATGGACGTTTGACACGGCTGTAGTCGCCCGCTGGTTACGTGACAAAGCCGCAGAAGAAGCGGCGGGTGGGGCGGTGGCCGATATTGAAGAATGGAAGCGCCGTAAGATCGCCGCTGAAGCGCAACGCGAAGAGTTGCACTTGGCCGATGCAAAAAAGCAGGTTGCTCCTTTGGAGCAGGTGGAAAAGACATTGGCCCGCGTATTCGCGGAAGTGCGTGCCAACCTACGCACTATTCCAGGGCGGACCGTCGCCCTCCTACTGGGTGAAACCGACGAGCGCCGATACAAACGCGTACTGCTGCAAGAAATCGACCAAACCTTAGAAAATCTCGCGTCCTTAGACCTAACCCAAGAAGACACGGACTCCGACGAAGACGAGGAAACAGGCGATGTCTGAAACCTTAGGTATAGCCGCCCTAGAAAACCAAGAAGGCGTTGATCAGATGATCAGCAACGCCTTACAGATGCTGCGACCGCCCCCAGCAATGAAGCCTTCCGAATGGGCACAGACACGCATCCGCATTCCTGAAGGCAACGCCATTCCAGGCCCCTTGCGCCTAGACAACGCCCCCTACCAACGCGAACCCATGGATATGCTGGTGGACCCTGACTGCTACCGCGTCACCCTGAAATGGGGCGCACAAGTCGGTAAAACCATGCTGGCCTTATGCGTACAAGGCTACTGCATCGAAATGGCCCCCCGCAGCCAAATGATGCTGCAACCCTCACAAGGCGATTTACAAGCATGGCTAGAAACCAAATTCTCCCCGCTGATTGCAGCCAACCAAGGATTGCAACGCCTTATTGCAAAACCGCGTGGCCGCGATGGCGTCAACAACCAGCGGATGAAATCCTACCCTGGAGGATTTCTGATGTTTGCCTGGTCCGGCTCACCAAAGACCATGCGCGGGCGCTCAGCACCACTGATTGTGTGCGACGAAATAGACGGCTACGAACGCACGGACGAAGGCCACCCGGTGAGCCTGTTGTGGCAGCGCGCCGCGACCTTTGGCGATGAACGGTTTCTTCTGGAGATCAGCACACCCACCATTGAAGGTTCCAGCTATATTGATGACGCCTACCGGGCCGGAGACCAGAGGCGATTTTATGTACGCTGCCCAGCCTGCGGATGCGAACAAACCCTAGAATGGGAACACGTCAGCTGGGTTGGACGCCAAAGCGACCCCGACGCCGATTTGGCGGCTATCCACGCCCATCAACCACAGACCGCACGCTACGTCTGCCAAGGGTGCGGCGTATGCTGGGATGACGGCCAACGCATTGCAGCCGTTCGCCAAGCCCACTGGCAGGCCAGCAAACCCTTTAACGGCCATGCCTCCTACGAACTGAACGAACTGTACTCCACCTTCCGCCGCCAAAGCGCCATCGTTCAAGACTACCTGGACAAACTCAAACACCAGGACCTACAAACATTCACCAACGTCAGCCTGGCCCGCGTCTGGAGCGAGACCGCCGAACAGGCCGACCTTGACGACCTGCTGCGCCGCCTTGAAACCTACCTTGCCGATGTCCCTATGGGCGGTGTCTTTCTCACTGCGGGCATCGACATGCAAACCGACCGCCTTGAAGTGGAAATTGTCGCATGGGGCATTGACGAAGAATCCTGGTCCATCCATACCGCCGTTCTCTACGGCGACCCCCTCTTAGGCGACGTCTGGGAAGCACTGGACCGCTACCTCTCTACCACCTGGCAGCACGAAAGCGGCCTACGTCTCCCCATCCAGGCCGCCTGCTTAGATACCGGAGGCACCTGCGGCTACACCCAAGCCGCTTACCAATACCTGCGTACCAGGACAGGCGGACGCGTCTTTGGCATTAAAGGCGTTGGCGGCTGGGGCCGTCCCATCGTAGACAAAGCACAACGCAAACATTCCGGACGCAACGCACCCAGAATCAACCTCTTTACCGTTGGCGTGGACGAAGCAAAATTAATTGTGATGCGCCGCCTTGCCATCACCCACCCAGGCCCTGGCTACTCCCATTTCCCCACAGACCGTTCCCCCGACTGGTTTGCACAACTGACCGCTGAAAAATTGCGTACCCGCTACCTCAAAGGCCAGCCAATACGCCAATGGACCAAACCCGACAAAACCCCCAACGAAGCATTGGATTGCCGCGTCTACGCCTACGCCGCCCTCAAAATCATCAACCCGCATCTACCCCATGATGCAAAGCGTATTAAGGATGCCGCCGCCTTACTACCCAAGGAAAAACCGCCACAGGACCCCACCCCAGAAGTGCAACACCATACCCCCCATTTCCGCCCCCAACGTCCCCGGCCCCCCTTAAGACGCCGGAGAACATGGGCTAACGACTGGTGACCCATGACATTCCAGCACACCTGCCCAACATTCCCTGCCAAGATCAATGCTGGATGCTCATTACAGATATCCCTTGCACTCAAAGACTACCCCTGGCCCGACTGGACACTCCATTGCCTACTGCGTGGTCCGGCATCACTGGACCTCACCGCACAGGGTGAAAACACCACCCACCGATTCGACATCCCCGCTGCGGACACCGCACAGTGGACACCCGGCGATTACCTCTACCAACTGCGTGCAGAACACAGCCCCCAGACCATCGAACTAAAACGTGGGAAACTCCGTGTTGAGCCAGACTTTGCATCGCTGCCCCAAGGCTATGACGGACGCAGCGACAACCAACGCGCCTTAGACGCCATCAACGCCGTCCTGCAAAAACGCGCCACCCAGGACCAACAGCGCTACCGCATCAACAACCGCGAACTGTGGCGTACCCCCATCGCTGAATTACTGAAACTACGCACCTTTTACGCCGTAGCCGTACAACGCGAAACACCCACCGACACCCCCCGCAGCTGGGGGAACATCGTTCCTGTGAGGTTTGTAGGATGAACCTCTGGACATGGTGGACACAGCGCACAGCCCATCCAGACCCTCCCACCCCAGACACGGCAACACCCCAGCCAAACCACCCCCCGCGGCGCTGGTATCAGCGCATGCTGCCCCTAGGCGGCATGTTCAAAGCAGGGCAGGTGGATACCAATGACCTGTGGAGCAGCATCCCCGTATCCCCGGACGAATACATCACCCAACGTCTTCCAATCCTGGTCGCACGCATGCGCGAACAATGGTCCAACAACGACCATGTCAAACGGTACATTGACCTATGCCGCCGTAACATTGTGGGCCCCCGCGGCATCGTCATGCAGGCCCAAAGCAGAAAATCGCGCAGCGGTGCCCTGGACACCGCCATCAACGACGCCATTGAAACCTGGTGGCAAGACTGGGGCCGCAAAGGCCAGTGTGAAGTCACCGGAAAATTATCATGGCGCGAAATCCAAACCCTCTGCGTAGAGACCTGCGCCCGTGATGGAGAGTTTATTGCCCGAAAAATTTATGGCGCACACGCCGGACCGCATGGCTTTTGCTTACAACTGATCGACCCACTGCGCCTACCCGTGCGCTACCAAATGCTGAAAACAGACCAGACCGGCGGATTTGTCCGACAAGGCATCGAATTTAACCGATTCGGAAAACCGCTGGCCTACCACTTCAGCTCCATTGACGAACGTGACACCTACTACTACAGCATCAATGGACGAGGCTACGTCCGCGTGCCCGCTGAGGAAGTCATCCACATCTTCAAACCCGTGATGGTGGGACAACGCCGCGGCCTACCTTGGGCCGCCACCTCCCTACTGCGTCTGCACCATTTACAAGGCTTTGAAGAAGCCGCCGTACAAAACGCACGCGCCGCCGCTAGCAAAATGGGTTTTGTCGGATACCGAGAGGGTTTTGGACCGCGAGCCGACGAACAGGAAAACGTTGCCCAAACCATCCAGATGAACGCCGGACCCTTAGCCATCCACGAACTCCCCCAAGGCGCAGACTTTAAAGACTGGAACCCCCAATACCCCTCAGGTGAATATGGCTTATTCACCAAAGCCGCCAAACAAAGCTTGGCCGCGGGCATGGATATCTCCTACCACGCCCTCTCCGGCGATCTGGCGGACGTCAACTACTCCAGCATCCGCCAAGGCACATTGGATGAACGCGAACGCTGGAAAGAAGACCAGCAATTTTTTATTGAATCCCTCCACACCCCTGTTTTTGAAGCGGCCTTGAAAGTGGCCTTGCTGAGCGGACAGATTCGAGTGCATGGCAAACCGCTGCCTGCCGAGCAATACGACCGATACCGCCGCGTTTCCTGGCAAGGCCGCCGCTGGGCCTGGGTCGACCCCCGTACCGACGTTGAAAGCGCACTGACCTGCATCCGTGGCGGCCTGACCTCCACCAGCCAAGTCATCCTGGAACAAGGCCGCGACCCCCAGGACGTCTTTCGCGAAATCGCCCAAGACCTGAAAGAAATGCAAGCCTCCGGCATCCCCAACGACTACCTCAAGTACCTACTGTATGGCGCAGACCTCACTGCCGCCAACACCACACCTACCGAGAAGGAACCCACCCCACCATGACCACAGCCACTGAGGTAGTACGGGACCTTCGCAAAGGCGGCACCCAGTACCGCCATGCCGATGTCCTATCGATAGACGAACCCTCCAGAACCCTTGAACTTGCATTTAACAGCGAAGCAGCAGAAGTGCAAACAAGGAGCGGCGTGGAGATTCTCGGCCACCGTATCAACGAAGTACGCATGCACCGTCTTGACAACGGTGCCCCCTTACTCCTGGACCACAACCCACCCGA